GTATTGGGAACAATTAGCCATAGTAGGATTTGCAATACTGGCTATAGTTAAGATGAAGTTTGAGTTAGACAGTCTGAAGAAAGATGTCTCAGACTTGTACAAGAGAAATACATTTATAGAAGTTGTCACGCTCAAGGCAGAGATGGAAGTAGCTAAACGAAACATTACATCTCTATGGGACAAGTTTAACTCGTTAGTCAAGAAGGAGTAGTCAGGTGGAGTGGTTGATCTTAACAATAGGTGCTAAGTTCTGCTGCATCGCAGCGTCAGGAGTGGGCGGTCTAGCCAACTGGGCCGTGAAGAAAGCTATTAGCTGGAGAGATTTAGCTCTAGCCGTTCTCGTAGGTTGGGCAGCGGCAGAGTTCTTTATCCCACCAGTGATGAAACACTGGGAGCTAGACATAACTTGGGGGCCAGCTATAGCATTTGTCATAGGATTTTGCGGAATACGCTTACTCCCTGTAATTGAGCAAGCATTAACCAATAGGGTCAAGGGTAGTTAATTATGGATGCTCGTAACATAAACTTAACAGAGGAACTGTCTGACACACTACCGCCCAAAGATGAAGCAATGAAAGCAGCGTTAGACGCGCTACATGCCATAGCGAGGCACGAGCGGGAATGTGGATTACGTTGGGGAGATGCTCATGCAGAGATGAAACTAATCAGAGAACAGCTAGGAGTGCATTCTCATAGGTGGGAACGTCTAGCATGGTTGGTTATAGGTACTATGACTGCTGGTGTTGTAGCAGTTGTGGTACAATCTTTGAAATTTTAGAGAGGACTAAATTATGGAAAATGAAACTGTAGGTATTGTTACTCATGTAATGACTTGGTTTGGAGACATACCAGCTTGGCTCACGGCGATTACAACAGTGGTCACAGCGGCCACAGCTATCACCGCAATAACTCCAACCCGCAAAGACGATATGGTTATCGGCAAAGTACTATGGGTGCTTAACATAGTTGCTGGCAACATTGGTAAAAACAAGAACCTAGACGCTTAATCAAGTTGCAATTTCTAGGTTTAATAAAAGTACTGCTCCGATTGGTCGGTCATTTATCAGAATGGGCTATGCGTAGACAACTGATAAAGGCTGGCGAATCGGCAGCAGTGAACAAAGGTTTGGTAGATGTTGCAAACACCATTGAGCAAGCTCGTAGGGCTAGGAGCGATATTGATAGTAAGCGGTTGCGCTCTAAGTACCGCCGTAGTTCCAAAGAAGGCGATTAGCTATATACCTTGTGTCTCTCTTCCTGGTCCTTTCTTATACGAGGACGAGAACATAGACCCTCATTTCCCTGTCCGAATGAGCGAGGAAACTTTAGAATGGGCAGACGAGTACAACGCTGTTTGGGAAAGCCTGTGTGAATGATTTGTATTTACTGTGGAGCAGATAAGGGCAATAGTGCTACTTGCCCCAGGTGTGGTGGAATGAAAGGTAAGTAGATGTACGGACTGTTAGCAGAGGCAGGTAGAGGCGAGGACAACGCTGCTCAAGGCGGTCAAGTAGCTCATATCAGCGCAGCAGAGGCAGACTTGCTCAAACAGTTAGGCGGTGCTGGTAGCGTAAACCCTACGACAGGTCTTCCAGAATACTACTCCACTGGAGCGAGTAGCGCACCTGGTACAGCGGCGGCTGCAACGGCGGCTGCGGGGTCTGCTGCTGCTGCTGGAGGATTGGGAGTATCACCTTCATCGGGTGGTTCTGGGTTTGGTTTTGGAGTAACAAGCGGTGGTGGTTACGGAGGTGGTCAGGCAGGTAGCGGTATAGGCTTAGGAGCAACTGCATCACCAGGCGGCGAAGGACTTGGGTTTTTAGCTAATCTTGGGGAAGGGCAGGGAAACTACGGGCAAAGTATGGGTGACGGTGGGTTTAGCCCAGGCGGTTTCTTATCTGCTTTCCTAGGAGATACCCTAGGGCTACTCGCAAGCCCGTTTGGAAAATTTGCTAACCAGTACGGCTTACTCAGCAGTCTGTCGCAGTCGGTGCTTGGAGATTCAGCGGTAACAAGTGCGATAAAGGGTATGGAAGGTTTCTCTAACCAAGGAAGGGCAGTCCCAACTGTAAATGTCCCGCCTAACTCTCCTTCCCTAAGCCCAACGCCTTCTCCGTATGGTCCTTTTGGTGACACTGCTCCTACCTCTCTGGTTACCCCAAACGCAGAAGCAGCGGTAGTTCCAACGAGTTTAAACACGCCGATACCTTACAGCCCTCTACCCACAACGCTAGTTTGATTTTAGGAAAAGTTTTTCCTATGGCGTAGCTTATCTATCTGGTCGGATAGTTCCTTGAGCTTCTTGTAAGATTCCTGTAGCTGTTCCTGCAAATCCTTAACATTCTTCCTTAGTATGACGTTCATAGCCTCGTGATCGTACTCCATTAGATACCTCTCAGCCTCTTCTTTATCGGGTGTCTCGTGTACTATATGACCGTGAGGGTTAATGACCTGATACCCAATCCCGTTAGACGGGCCTTGGTGGATGTACCTTATTTCCCTGACAAAACTTAGGCCCACACTACACCCCGCACATTCCTTCACAATTTTCAAGCTGCCCAAAATCAAACGTATCCTGCTTGGACTTCTCTATAAAGTTAATATCTCCAAGGGGTTGACACGATCTGTGTAGATACACCTTATCATCGTTCTTTGTACCAGTTCGTATCATGTCATCAAACTGAACAACATCTGCAAACTCGTTGGGAAACTCGTCCTTTAGTTGTTGCCACTCTAAATTAGTTTTATAGGGGCAGAAAGTACAGGCTGATCTAGGCGGGGTACGTTTGTAGTTTTCCTCAAACCACTGTATGCAATCAGCCCTTTTGAATTTATTTTCTATTAGGGGATACACGTTTGTAATCCATTTGATACGGTTGGTAGTCATACGCATTACTTCATCGTAACTAATGCCCATAACCATATCGACATTAGTACCCCTTTTCCTTTTCTCCCCCTTTTTAAGCCCTAGAAGCTCTCTAACCTTCTGGTTGACAGGGTTTATTTTGTAGTTAGAAGTACACTGGCGGCGTAGTAAACCCTTCTTGCCCGTCTTGCCATTAACAGTAAACAGAGGTATGGTTAAAAAATTGTACCGCCCTGTACCACAACTGCTGTTTATAGTGTCTAGTTTAAGATCACCAAAGCTGACTGTATGAACAGGGAAGGATAGCTGGTCTTTTAACCAGGATAGGTGGTTATAGGTTGCAGCCCCTTCCCCTAAAGTATCCGCAAAGATGGCGCAGTCAACCATAGGTAACTCGCCTCTTTCAATCATAAGTGCCAGTGTAGATGATTGAACTCCTGCGCCTAGGGATAGTACCCTCAAGTTAGTTTTATACACCACAAGACCCCCCGTGTTGCGTAATACTGCATATATCGTGTGTCTCTACACCCTCTTCAAACTCTTCCCCAAGCTTATCTACAGCTTCACTGTACGGCACAGAGCTAAGTGGTTGACCCCCTCTACACCCGTCAGGATACACGGTGAAACCCCGCAAGCGGTGAGCGTAAGAAGCAAGAGTATCGGTAAAAGCTTCCACAGTGTCATCATTGTTCAGCTTTGACCCCCATGCTGGTAGGTTAATCGTGGAAGATATAGCCATATCCACATAGTCTTGGACATCTGCCTGAAACTTTATACGCCTCTTATAGTCTTCAGCCAAGTCCAAAGCAGACTCTATCTTGTCTGGATTAGTTCCGTAAATGTCTATAATCTCCTGAGCAGCACTGTCTACAACATACTGGTAGTGCCAACGGCTGTTCTGCTTAAGATATCTACGGCGATAGGCAACAGCAAAAATAGGTTCAATACCAGTACTAGTGCCAGCAAGGATGCCGATTGAGCCTGTGGGTGCAATCGCTCTATTAGCCACAGGAGTACTAATAGAAAGCTCACTAGCGTAACTACGGCTAGTACCATCGCTAACTCCTCTGTAGACACTGAGCCATCTGTGAAGTTCATCTGTAACCTCATACTTGTACCCCCTCTTGATGAGCCACTCGTGTACCCCCATCAAGCCTAGTCCTAGTCTACGGTTCTTCTCCCTGACCCTATCCACTTTATTGTAAGGTAGTTTAGCCTTTAACGTACCGCACATAAGAAACTTAGTAGCAAGTTCACAGACGTTGCTAAGTTCCTCTATATCTTTAATACGTCCAAGATTGAGCGAACCCAAGTTGCAAACATCCGAATCGTCTGCGCTAGTAACTTCAGTACACGCATTGCGGAGCGTTTCGTTCTCCTTGTCAAAGAAATTAAAGCTAAAGCCTGGTTCAGCCGTACTGAGGGCTTGCTTAACATTCTGGCGAAAAGTATTCCCGACATCCCCTGTCTCCCAGTAGTTAGTAATCCAATCTGTGTCGTAGTTAAGGCTCACGTTGGTCATGTCCAAGGGGGCGGGGAAGTTAAAATCCTGCTCTTTGACCTGGCCTAAGCTAACACCTGTGCTACCCACTGGCATATCGTACCAGTTCTTAGCGTTAAGTAACTCTTCAGCGTCCTGGTGCTGCCAGTTTAGGCTTGCGTAGATAGCACTTCTACGACTTCCCCCCTGCATCACCCTGCGGCCTATCTCGTTTATCATCTGCATCTTTGGAACTGGCCCACTGGCAATACCACCTGTGGATTTCAACCTTGAGCCAGAGTGACGGTACACTGAATAGTCCACGCCGATCCCCCCACCTGTCATCAGGCAACTTTCTACTTTCCATGATAAATTAGACCAATCCTCTCTTGTATCTTCCTCTGCTCTGAGTAGATAACAGTTGTTGAAAAACTTGTTAGTCCTACCAGCGTAGTAGAGATACCTACCACCAGGTATAAACTTGAGATCAGTTATGTACTCTATAAGCTGGTCCTGATCGTCCTTGGACATCAACGGCTTGTCTATAAAGTCTCCACAGACATCCCTAACCAGAGTCTTGGAAAGGTCTGCCCAAGTATCGCACCCTTCATGTGCGTACTTGTGCTTGAAAATGTCTTCAGAGAACTTGGAACGGAATTGGGGATTTTCGTTAGAATTATATCTCATGGCAGTCCAGTGGCCTCACCTCAAATTTGGTTAATTGTTCATGCACCCTATCTCTGAAGGACAGTAGAAGGTCTATACTCTCTAGGTCTAGTATTTCCACTATCTCTTCAGGGGAATGCGCTTCTGCAATATCGCTTAACATCTCATCAGAAAGTTGCGGCATTTTCTACCTTAGCCTTCTTTTTGCCCAGGAACCATACAGGTCTTCCGCTCTTGAACTCCAAGTTTACATCCTCTGCTTCCCAACATATCTTTTTATGGGAGCAGTAAGAGCAGTTTATTGCCAGCTTCTTGCGCTTGGTAGTCCTGTCCAGAACCGCCTCAAACGGCCTCTTAGGGGGTTCCTCACCTTCTAGTGCCTTGCGTACCTCTTTAATGCGCTTAGGAGTGTCCTCAAGCTCTGAGTGGGTGTAAGTGGCAAGTTCTCCGCTACTCTTATCAAAGGCCAGGAAAGTTCCGCTATCCTTGTCAAGAGCGTTAGCATAACCGCTGATCTGAGAAATATACCCAAACGGATCATCGTCAGGTAACGTACCGTTCTTAAACTTCTTCATACCATAGCTGGAACTAGACTTTACATCAGTCAACTGGTCATCAATTACGGCATCAATGTGGCCCTTTATACCGTCTATTTCGATCTGTTTCTGTTGATCCGCAACATCGTGACCAGCTTCCTTAGCCAGGTATAAGATAACAGCCTCTACGACATCCCCGATCATAAACTTGAGCTTGGTTTGAGGTAGTAAAGGCTCAGGCTCGTGCGTACCTTTGATATCGTACCAGAGAGCGCGAGTACATGGCTTGCCTATGTTAGACATGCGGAGAGCGGGTTTTCTACCACTAGTGCTGCTCCAAAGCTGCCTACGCACCCCTTCCATCATTGTAGATGCCATCCCAAACAAGTATTCCTGGTTGGGAGACTTGGTTCCATTGTTCAGAAGACTGTATATGTCTTCCACCAGTGTATCAATTTTCTTCATTTGCGTACTCCACGGCTGTAACTCCCTTATGCTTGTCTAACTTACCATTCCTCAGATCAGAAATTCTCTGTTGGCTGTAACCATTTGACTTGCACCAATCTTTCAAAGTGATATCACGCACCCATTCTTGAGAACCGCCGTAGTAACTGACAAGAAATGCACCTCTATAGGCGGGGTTGTTTATACCAGCAAACTTAGCCCTTAGTGCCTTACTTAAATAGCTCTTGACGGGCCTGTAGAAGCGTATACCCCCTACATTAGCGTTGTAGTAATCCTCACTCTCAAGCACCCCTAGATCAAGCTGTAACTTCATTTCGTTATAGTACAAATTACGCTTGTTGTCGCAAAGCATAAGTATTTCAAACTTGAACTTACGTTTACCTAGTTTCTTAACGTCTTCCAGCAGGTACTTGGAACTACTACAATATCCTCGCCACTCACTAGCTCTGATGCGCTTACCTTTACTGAATTTCCATAGGTGCTTACACCCTATGTACGCCTTACCAGAAACTTTGTTAGTTATCTGGTAGACAAAGCCCAGGTGGGCATCGGGGTCAAATCTACCGACTTGATCTATGTCCCAATGCCCGTAAGCCCGTCTTGGCACTAACTAGAACTCAGAAGATTTAGAAGAACCACCCTCTTCAGGCTCCCACGGGATTACATCAGTAAGCTTAACAGCGTCTAGGAAGGTGGTTATACCAGTACCAAACTTGTTATCGTAGGGACGCTGAGTAAGTCTAACAGTACCCTTAGACCCGTTACTTATCGTCCGTATTCCATCGTAAGGCTCCCCATTCTCGTCAAACAAATCTGGTGGTCTGCTCGACTTTACCTGGATATAGGGTAGGCCGTCATAGCGATCCTCGCGTACGCTTACCCGAAGGCCGATCTTCTTAGCCTTCTTTATCTGATCTCCAGCCAGTACAACGGCTACGCTGTAGTTGTCAAAGTTATCCTTACGGTCAAAGATAAAGGGGTACATTAAGCTTCCCTCTATGTAGTGTTGTGTAGCTCTTGCCATATTAGTGTATCTCACTCCAGTTGTTTCCAGTAATAACATCGCAATCCAGTGGACATCTTAGCTTAAATGTGCTGTTCACTGTCTGTATAGCTATTTTAACACACTCGCTAACTGAGTCAACAGATTTCTTGTGCGTTTCGATAACTAATTCATCGTGTACCATAGCCACTATTCGGGCATAGGTAGGGTAGTAGAAACCGTTGAAATCGTAGAGACTTTTCTCCAATCCTAGGGAGTAGTGTACGTTTGTAAACCAAGCCTTCATAAGTACAGCGGAAGAACCTTGTATTAAAGTGTTTAAACTGGCGTGGGGGTGCCTAACGTGCAGTTTCCTACCGTCTATGGCTCTAACATGGCCCCTGGTTTCTCCCTTGAGTATCACAGCTTTACGAAGCTTGGTGAAGGCGGGTAGGTTGGACAGGAACCTCTCTCTAAGCTCCTTACCATCCTTGGCAGTACCGTTTACCACAGTGCCTAGTTTAGCATCCCCCGCTCCGTAGCAGAGAGCGTAGATGAAGGTCTTTGCAGCATCCCTAGTGGGCAATCCTGCTCTACGTTGGTTCTCGCTATGCACATCCCCTTCCAGTACATCGTGCATAAACTTGGGATCGTTCATGTAGTGCGCTAGTACCCGTAGCTCCAGTGATTTGGCATCAGTGTCTATAAGGACATGATTCCTCTCAGGAACCCATAGTTTACGACACTCCTCGCCATAGGGTTTACGCATAGAAGGTATCTGCTGTAGATTAGGGTTGGAGCAACTCATGCGGTGCGTAACGGCCCCTAGAGTGTGAAAGTTGCAATGAACCCTGTCACCATCGCTTGCTTCCAGCCAGGATTTAATCATACCAGTACGCTTCTGTAACATGAAATAGGTAGCCAACACCTTGGCCTCTTCTATATCGCACCCCTCTAACGTACTCTCGTCCACCTTGGGTTGACCAGTGGGGGTAAACTCCCTAGGTTTCCAGCCCTTTGCTATCAGCCGCTCACCTATCTGCTTACGACTAGCGGGGTTGAAAGGAACTAGCTTGGTTTTAGTCTTTAACTGTACAATAGAGGGTGGGAATACGTCCTGCATTGCCAGGACTATTTCTTTCTGCTTCTTTAGCAGCTTTGCATAAAGCTTGTAGGCACTGACAATATCAAAACCAAATCCCGTCTTCTCAACGTCAACTGCCACTCTCTGCATATCGTACTCAGCACTGATGGCCTCGTAAGAAACTGGGTCTAGCTCAGAGAACAGGTGATTGTACAGCTTTGCCGTGACTTCAACATCGTTTACACAGTAGTCAATCATCTCGTCAGTACACTTTTTCCACGATCCTGTATACTCAGTCTTTGCAAGTCCTAGACGATCTCCCCAAGACTTTAAGCTATGACCCCCTTTTCTATCGGGACGAGCCATACGGGACATGACCAGAGTGTCTTCCTGCTTACTTTCGGGTACTTCTACTCCCCAAAGTTCCTTCAGTACAGGAAAATCAAACGCTATCCCGTTATGCGCCACTACCTTGTCAAACTGTCTAAGGTAGTCAGCTACGCCTTTAGGGGAGCGGAAGATACTGTCAGCGGAAAGCACAACGCCAGAAGACTTAACCATGTTCCAAACTACCAAGCAGTGTATCTTGGTGGGGTTAAGGCCGTCTGTTTCGATGTCTATAGCGCAACTGTTCATGGTGCTTTCGCCCACCCTACTCCACGATCCAGAAGCTCACCCACCACCAGCATCAGGCTGTGGTTAAGATGGCCCTCATCGCCCACTGTCGCACCTGCCAGTACAGCATTTATGGTGTCGGTTAGACTGTTTCTCTCAGCCCGTAGCTCACTTACACTCATTTTACTTAGTGGTTTATCCACCTTGCCCTCTCTTTCTTTTGTTACTCTTATGACAATTATTAGGACCAAGCTTCTTCTGATGGTTCAGAGGTCTTAACCTTGCCCTACGTCTTACCTTACGCTCTTTTGCAAAACTTTTCAAGGCCATTACTAAAAATCCTCCTGAGCAGTTTTCAATCTGCCAGTAGTCTTATCGTAAAACAGCCTACCAGCAAGCCCCACATCGCCCGTATAGCGGCACTTGAGTACTCGCAGAGTTACGGTGTTAGCCTCTATAGCGTCATCGGCCTGGGTGTCGCGCTCTGCGCCTATAACGGTGTCGCTAATCTGGCTGGTTCCATGCGATCCTCTGAGGTGGGAGAGGTTAATCTCCACTCCTGCCTCGTGTGA